ATATCTATTTGATCTCTTATATCTATTAATAGTTTATCATACATTGCTTCTTTAGCTTGTTTTTCTTGTGCTGTAGGTGTTGAGTCTTCTTCTTGATCTTTAGGAACATGAAATCTACTTCTAATTCCTTTAGCTAAAGCAGCAAATGTAGCTCCATCTAAATCTTGTATGCTATCTGGGTTTTGCATAGCTACTCCAATAGTAGCTGACATTTCATTAGGGATTACTGAATTATATGAAAAATCTCTACAAATAGTATCATTACTTTGTATTTTTAGCTCATGAATCATATCTGGTCTTAGATTATAGTCTTTTTGAAAGTTAGCGTCTATAATTCTTAATACACTTGGTCGTTCTAAGTCATTATGAATAATAAATTTATGTTTATTTCCAGAAGCTGCAGAAACATCATCCCATATCTTTTTTATAAAATCATGTAAATTAAAATCATCATTTAATTCTCCTTCTCCATCATACCTTTGTTCCTTATATATTTTATATACTCTTTGAATATTTAAGTATATATGGCCTATATTTCTATTGTTTCTATCATTATTGGTCATTACAGTATCAGAAGCCCACTGTTTGTATAATTCTGCTCCCGCTACTGCTCCTATTCCCGCTCCAATACCTCCTGTAAGTATCGTTCCTACACCAAATCCTATAGCTACTGCTCCCCAGTATAAAACAGGTGAAAATCTACCATTGGTAGAAAAGGTTAATTGTTCGGGAAATAAACATATTGAAGGGTTTACAGAAGCACCTAAAACTGCATCTACAGGAAAAGTTGCAACAAAATCATAAACTCCATCAAAGTAGGCTGTTTCTACATCTATTTCTTTAGATGTAA